TTAACATAACACATATAATGCGCACTGAATTGAGGATCCCACTGGGCTTGAAAACGCTACTGCAAATCCTGCACAAGCCATTGAAATACTTGTTAATCCAAGCCCGTTATACTTTTTTGCTATGCCTTCCCATACAGCTTTTATCTGTGGGTTCTCGTTGCGATCAGCGTGACAACCCAGCAAAGCAATTTCAGGATCTAAACCTGATTGTTCTGCTAGAAAAATTGCTTGTGTATCAGTCATATAGCGCTTTCCTTTGCGAAAATCACTGATTCGTTGCGGCGGAACATTCATATCCGCTGCAATTTGTTTGTCTTGTACGTAACTTTGAGCCTTTTTGTAGGCATCTAATAGTTGATTCTGGTACATGCAGTTTCCTCCGTTTCACACAGTTTAGCTTATCAATCACCATTTTTGGTGACTTGCGCTAACCAAAAATGGTGATTAGCCTAATAACCAAATTTGGTTACTCAAAGTTTATGACTACCTTGGTTCGGGCGCTTGCCCTTGACGCTCTCGTCTGGCCTTGGTGGTCACTCTAAACAGTCAAGGTGTTGCTATGAAAAAACTGTCTACTGAAAATGCGATCATCATCGATACAGAAACTACTGGCTTAGGCTCTGACGCAGAAATTGTTGAGTTCACTGCTATCTGTGCTGATTCTGGCAAAGTTATCGTGAACGAACTGGTTAAACCGACTTGTTCTGTTCCTGCTGACGCAACAGCTATTCATGGCATCACCAATGAAGACGTTCAAGACGCGCCCGACTTTCATTTAGTCTTTTCAAATCACTTTCTTCCGCTTCTTAACGGTCGTCCAATCATCATCTACAACTCAGATTTTGATACGCGCTTAATCATCCAATCTTTGGATAAGCACTGTAACGCTGCTTACGTCCAATCCGTTCACGATTTGTTTTTCAAATTCTGTGTTCCTCAGTGTGCGATGCTTTGGTACGCCGAGTTCTTCGGTGTTTGGAATGAGCACCATGAAGATTACAAGTGGCAATCGCTTTCCAACGCCTGCGCTCAACAAAGTGTTGATGTATCTGACTTAACGGCGCACCGAGCTTTGGCCGATTGTGAAATGACTCGCCGATTGATTCACGCCGTTAACTCACAGATTGAAAACCAAAATAATCAAAACTGTGACAGCGTCACTAAGCCTAGTTTAGAGGCTTAATCCATGAACGAAGCTCAAATCATCTATTTCGACTTGCTGCCTGATTACACGGTTTCCGTGTTGGTCAAAGGCTGTGATGAATGGGATTTGCTTAAGTCGATGTCTCATCTTGAGTCTTGGGCTTCGTCTCAATTTGTGTCTTATGAATTGGTGTCCATCACCAATACGACTTACCAAGAACGCGTTGATTTGGGGGTGTTCGATGACTACTGCAACTAACATCCTTAAGAAGTTTGATGAGCAATCGGTTCATATCGACTACCTATGTTTTACATTTGCAGTCAAAGACTTACGTCATTGTCATAACGCAACTCAACGCCTGCATAAGCATCAGGAATACAAAGGTTTAGCGCCTAAATCTCTGTTACAGCGTAACTGTAAGGCGCCTAAGTTCCCTGCTCCACCTGAGTTTAATCCGACCCTTGCGAAGACGGCTGAAGAGATCGAAGCGTACAACAGCGCCTTTGATATCTGTTACCGCAACTATTTGGAAGATTGTTTGCGAATCTTCACCAATCAAGTCCTTGGTCTGTCGCTTTCTGCACCTCGTGGCCTTGGCTTTCAGTTCTATACCGAGTCAATGAAACTGACCTCGCCAGACGGTGAAGACTTCTGCGGCTTTGTTGGTATTGGCGGCAACAATGACACGGTGCATTTTCAGATTAATGGTACGGGTTGCAAACACGTCTTTGCTCGTCGTCAACCTTGGTCACTGCATGATTGGCTGACTAACGTGCTTGGCGTTCAAACTCTGGCGCGTGTTGACCTCGCTTATGATGATTACGACGGTATTTTTGATTGTGAATATGCGCGTACCGCTTGGAACGACAATGCATTTCGAACGGCTGAACGTGGTCGTAATCCGGTTCTGCATGTTGACCATACGATTGCGGGTTTTCGCGACGGCCGTCCTGATTACACCAAAGAGCAATATTCCATTGGCTCTCGTACTTCTCGTATTTACTGGCGTATCTACAACAAGGCGCTTGAGCAGAAACTCGCGAACACGGGTTTGGTTTGGTATCGCTCAGAAGTCGAACTGAAAAAATGGAACATCGATGTTCTGCTTAACCCAGCTGGCGCGTTCGCGGCCATCAACGATTTCGCAGCGTCGATTTCTACTGCAAAGAAATTCAATACAAAACCTGTCCCGACTAAACGCGCGGCGTTAGACCTGTTGGCCTCGGCTCACTGGATGCGTCGCCAGTACGGGAAAATCCTCAACTCTTTAATCGAATTCCATGAGGGCGACATTGAAACCGTTGTCGGCTCACTCGTCCGTGATGGAACAAAATTCACCTTCCCCGATACCTACGGCAAGTTGGTGACTCACATATTGGAGACTTAACAAATGGCTAAATCTGTTTTTGTTCTTGGCATGGACATCACTTGGAACTCGGCACGTGGTGACAGTGCTCAACTGAATATCTCGCGTCCACTACGCGAAATTAACTCGGAGAAATTCAAGCGTCGCACCATCGGTGAATCTGGTGACGTAAACCCGCAATGGGATCAACCGTTGATGATTGAACACAGTTACGCCCTGCTTCTTGAACGCACTGGTGCTCTAGTTCCTCGTCGTGAGTACCAGTTGCAACTTGAAATCAATCCAGAAGATCCATTGGCGGGTGCCATAGTGACAGCGCTTATCCCTGTCGACCCAGAAATTAAGAAGCACTTCGAAACTTCAATGAAATCCGTTCAAGGTTAGAAAAATGTCTGTATGCGTCACCGTTGTTAACCAGTACGGCAATTTAAAAGCGACGAAAACTCACGTCGACAATTGCCAAGACTACGTGCTGATTTCGGCGGTGGAGTATCAAGAATATAAGGATCCAGTCCTGTTCAACGGTGACTTGTTCCTATATGTCAGTGGCGTGCTCTTGATCAACATGGTCGTTGGTCATTGGGTGGGTCGTGTTGTTCGCCTTATGAGTAAAAGGTAAATCTTATGAAAAAACTAGGACTTGTTGTAAATAACGTAAAACACGCAGTCGTAAACAAAAAAACAGCCGTAGGCTCTGCACTTATGCTTGCTTCCGTTTCTCCGGCTTTTGCTGAAACACCAGATATTACAGGCGCTATCAACGCCGCTGTCTCTGGCGGTCAAAGCAATGTATCACTGGTTGTTGCGGGTCTGATTGGTATGGCTGCACTGGGCTTTGGTGTGACTATGGTTGTTGGCTTCTTGCGTCGCTAACGGTTCGCCTCCATGCCTCCTTTATCTGGTAATTTACTTGGAGATGTTCTCGCTATCATTCTAGGTGTTGCCTTTGCGGGGGCATTTCTCCACGGCTTTGTGAGTGGCATCAATACTCACTAATCAGTTAATCAAGGGGGCTTCGGCTCCCTTTTTTATTGGTTTCATACAATGATTCATTTTCTGCGCTTTTCAATTGTCCTCGCTATTCTATGTTCCAGCAATCTCACATACGCCTTAGAAGCTCATGTGACTGATGTTTACTGGCGTGGTTGTGCGTCTAAAGGAAACTGGGTTGACCCTTATGAGATGAATACATGTTTTACGTCTCCGGGCTCTTATTATGAGGGCAAAGGTTGTACGTTTGAGATGTATGGGTCTATGTTCCGGACGGCCTGCGGCTCTGGATCTTCTGGTACTTATACGCTCTATTATGATGCTGTCCGTTGTCCTGCTAATAGCGAATTTGACCCTTCTACCTTACGTTGCAAATCGGTCTGTGAATTTGGCACCAATCCCGATGGCACGTGTATGGACGCTTGCCAATTCAAACAGTCCATTGGTGGTACGGTGAAACTCCATTGGCATCCCGCTGTTTATGGCGAACTGGTGACAGGCGCTTGTTATGGTGACTTCGGCGCAACTCGATGCGAAATGACCAAGAACGAATCCACCATTATCTGCACTGGTGTTCCTGACGGCCAATACACACCGGATTCTCAATGCTCCTTGAACTTTGCTTACACTGGAAAACAGTGTGACGGTGGTACTTTGTTCTGGGGTGTTAATGGCCCTGATGAACCTATCTTTCCGCCTGACCAAACAGAAGACCCAACCCATGACCCAGACGATCCAACTGGCGAGATTGAAGATCCAAGTGTCCTACCCGACGACTCAACCAACACGTTCGACCCCAATGATGTTGACCCAGAGCCAGACGTTGAAGACCCAGAAACAGATGAATCGACAGACACGGCAGTTGTTTCCGCAATCCAAGGGTTAAACGCTGACATCAACAAAGGCATTCACGACCTAAACGTTGACCTGAACGAATCACAAACTCAGATAGCCAATACCGTTATTGAGGTAAAAGGTTCGCTCGTTGATAACACGCAAGCCATTCAAGAGCAGCAAATAAATGACAACAAGATATACGAGAACACCAAAGCCCTTATCCAACAGGCTAACGGCGACATTACCACGGCAGTCAATAACAACACCAACGCCACTATTGGTGTTCGAACTGACTTACAAAGCTTGGGTGATTCCCTTAGCGGATTGGATAACAGCTTAGATTCCATCGAGGGCTTACTGACTGGCTCCGACTTTGGCACGCCAACAGGCACCGCTATCACTGGAGAGATTTTCACGTTTGAGGACTTAATGGACTTACAAGACACCATCCAAGCCAAGACAGAATCCATTGAAACGTATGTGGACGACATCAAAGGACTGGTGAGTATCGGCACCAACTTTAACAACGGCACATTAAGCGACAAATCCTTTTCGATTAAAGGCGCAACAGTTGAATCTGGCCTACAACGTTTTGATTCTGTGTCCGGTTACGTTCGTCCGGTCGTCTTGTTCATTTGCGCCTTGATTGCTCTTTGGGTGCTGTTTGGGAATAGGAGTAAATAACATGGAATACATCTACTCTGCATTGGAGTTCATCGCCAACATCGGACAGACCTTTCTCGATTCTTTCGACGTTGTGATTGGTTGGATACAGAATATTTTCGAATATGGCGGGTTGTGGATTATCTCGGTTTGGCTCGATATCAAGATTGCATCGATACAAATGGCGCTCAAGATAGCGCAGCTGCTACTCGAAGAATACGGCGTTTATACCTTGATTGAAGACCGCTTCAACGCCCTACCTTCTGACGTTCGTTACATCCTGACCGAGTACGGCGTTACTTCTGGCCTGCGCATCATCTTCGATGCGTTCGCCACCTCTTTAGTTATGCGTTTCTTTAACTGGTGATCCAATGGCAACTTCCTTTCGATATGGCCACGGCGGCTCATACAAATCAGCGTGTGCAGTTTGGTTCGACTTATTGCCTGCACTGCGTGAAGGTCGTATCTGTATTACAAACATTCATGGCATGCAGCCCTTAGAAGTCATCGAGCAAAGACTGGGTGAGAAATTTCCTGATAGTGCTCGTCTTATCCGCATCAGTTCGCGCAACCCAGAAGGCTTTGAGCTTTGGAAATACTTCTTCTGTTGGGCGCCAATTGGGGCGTTCATCCTCATCGATGAGTGCCAGCAAATCTACTCCACTAATGCAGGCTTTAAAATGGCGAACATACACAAGCGCCCTTTTACTGACTTTGAGCCACATCTACCCGAAGGATTCTCTGAGTTGTTTCAGTCTCGTTGGCTGACTGTTGATACATCCAGTTTGGACAATGGCGAGATAGACGATTGCCAACGCACACGTTTCGACGAGCAAGGCCGAATCATCTATCCGGAGAACTTCAACAATGCCTTTATGGAGCACCGGCATTACAACTGGGACATTGTCCTGCTCACGCCCGACTTTGCTCAAATCCCTAAAGAGTTAAAAGGTGTGGCTGAGTTGGCCAAGCAGCACAAAGGGAAAGATGGGATCTTCTTTTCCAACCGTAAACCTCGAATCCTAGAACATGACCCAACAAGAACGGTCACCAAACCAAGCAAAGACGATGTGGTGTACAACCTCAAAGTCCCGCTTGATGTTCACCTACTCTATGCCTCCACCGTTACAGGGCAAATCACTAAAGCGGGACTTGGGAAGAACATCTTTCTGAATCCTAAATTCTTAGCAGCTATGGCACTGATGGTGCTTTCATTTGGGTATGTCATTTATGCGCTTATTGGTCTTTTTTCTGATCCTGAGACGGCAGCTTCGCAAGGAACGCAGCCTCATCAAACTTCGCAGCAAAGTTCTGTTTCGTCTTCGCAAAGTAAATCGAGCCCTGGGCAAACTTCTTCGGATAATTCTGTCGTGGGTTCTGGTCGTTCTGGCTGTACGGGTACTGGTTGCGGGAATGGGACTTATCATGACATAGGAACGGTTCCGGCTTGGTTTCCACTGGCTAACTCAGAAAGTATTTATGTGTCAGCCGTTGAACGTTGGCACAAGCCAAGTTCGATACACGTCAGCGTCCATTTTGAGGTGGTCACGCCGCGTGGTGTGACCTACCTCGATGACAGTTTTCTTCACAAGCTCGGCATACAAATGGAGTATCTGGACGATTGCCTCGTCCAGCTGTCTCGCGGAGAGTCCAATTTCTATGTGACGTGCTCACCTTACGAACAGTATGCGCAGCGCCAAGAACAAGACATAGAACTCAAGCCAGTTGGTGGTTTGTTTGGAGGTGATGAGACTTAACCCCGTAGGGATAAGGAGTTGCGGAGCGACGACGAAGCACCGAGCCACCCACTACTGGCGATCTTGGGCACTTGCTTAGACTGGCGAGTGTCCCTAACTGCCCAAGCCAAAATAAGTAAAACCGCCCCTCATCCTGCAAGAATCAGCCTCGCAGAGACTAACCACACCAAAGGCGCCTAAACCTACTGGAACACATCAAGACTATCAGCACCAAAGCTTTGCGAGTGTCGAGCAAGGCTTTTTCTCTTTCTAATGATTTGGTTTGACTGCCGACTAGAGCGCGGAGCAAGTGAGGACGGGCTAGGACGATTGCGCGACGTGCGGCGGGAGGTCAAAACCCCCGTATCTGTATTACGGGGGTAAATTCCACAGAGTGTTGTCTTCTTTGTTGATCTAAGACTTTCTCCTTGAAAGTTTTAACTGCCTCCATTTTGAGTGAACATGTTCAAATTTCGCATATGAAATATGTGAATTATCATGTCCATGCACTTAACATTAATGCATCTGAATGTATAATAGAGCTCTACATAACTAGAATAAACAGAGTTAAATCTTTGACTACTACAATTTTCAGAAAGCACAACGGGTTTGCTAACATTTATAGCGATAGCCGTGTTACTTGGGTTGGGAACAGAGGACTTCCTCAACGTTGGTTAGATCCTATTGGCTATCGAAAAACCATCATGATTGATGATGTTTTGTATGGTTTTGCCGGCGCTAATGTCATGTATAAGATTTTCTTAGAAAACTATACAACACTGGAAGAATCGGAGTTTCTTCTAGACACATGCGTTGATTTTGCGAAGAAAGCAACTATACAATTTTTTATCATTAGGTATGATGGGCAAAATTTAAAGCTATTTGCATACTCACCACCTGGAGATGAAAATCTAGTTCAACCAGAGATATACAGAGTGTCATCGGATCCCTGTATTGATAAAGATATGTATGCAATTGGCTCAGGAAAGTATTCCAAAGAGTTTAAGAAAAATCGCAAAAATAAGAATTCTTCTTTTATTATTCAAAAAATCATCGCTGCAAACACGTTAGGGATGAAAAAACAAGGTATGCTAGACTTAGGGCAGACTGTAAAGGAACGAGTCCTAACTCTAGAAGAATCAGCTCAAGCTTACCATGCTTGTAGAGATAGAGGTGGTGATGTATTCACTGGCGGAGATATAAATATGAGTCAAAACGCAACTAAGCAACAAATTAATGAACAAATCGAGCTCTTAGAACGAATGGACCAAGAAGCAAAAGCGGCAAACGCTGTGTGCGCAAGTCCCGTTGACGCAGCTTCTGAAGTTCGCGAGCTTAGTTCTCAAGGACAGTATTCGATTAGCCCACACATTATCACTAGAACCCCTGAGAGGCAGGCTCTTTTAAATAAGATGAGAGCTACCCTCAATCGTTCTTGCTAAAACTGCTAGTAAAAAGCCACCTTTTGGTGGCTTTTTTAATTTTCCTCGTACAAGGTTACATAATATTTTTTAGGGCTCTAGCGTATTTCAATACTAGTGCCGACGCTTCCAAGTCTGTGAGCGCCCCAATCTCTAACAGAGCAATCCCTGTCAAAACTTGTTGTGCTGTAACTAGCTGCCCAGTTGGTAACTCTAATCTGTCATGATGCATCTTGAAGTGCTCCCATTGTTCAGATGAACTTAATTCCCTTCCTTTTGTCATCCGCATAAGTCTTTTACACTCCGGTGGAATGGTTTTTCCCTTATCCCATTCTTTGACTGTTCTCACAGTTTTTAAACAAAGTTCAGCAGCTTGTTCGACGGATAAACCACATTCAAACTCACGAAAAATATAGTTTTTTGTCATTTCGTGATACTTCATTGAATTGTCCCTCAAAAGCGGGACATTCTATAAATAATGAATATGCAACTGCATTAAACATAAGCAGATATAATGCGCACTGTAATAATGATTCTGACGGACTCGAAGTCACCATAGCCAAACCACCACAAGCCAT